AGAGAGATATAGACAATTTGAATGTCAATGTGATTGTTGAAATATAAAAACAGTTCTTATAAATCATTTAAGAAGATGAATAATAAAATCTTGTTGATGTTATAGAAAAGAATGAGAATATAATAAAACTCACTGATTTTATTGAAGCAGGATTTATAGAATATATTACAACATAGTAGATAGATGTAATAATCCTAAGAATAATAGATATTATTGTTACGGAGGTAGATGAATTAAGTGTAAATGGAAAAGCTTTGAAGAATTTTATAGTGATATGATAGATTGATATTCAGATGATTTACAGATAGATAGAATAGAGGTAAATGGAAATTACACTAAAGAAAATTGTAGGTGGGTTGATTTAAAAACACAAGCAAGGAATAAAAGAAATAATGTGTATTATAAATGAAAAACACTTTCTGAAATGAGAGAAGAAAAAAGTATGTCAAAATGAGTATTTGATAATTTAAGATATAAAAAGAAATTATCACTTGAAGAAATATTTTGATAAATGCTAGAATATTTACTTATTAATGATTTACTATGAAAAAAGTAATATGAGCAATAGCTTATGAATTATGAGTAGCAATACAACAACATAAAACAACTTTTAATTGAGAAGATAATTGGTTTTATTTTAGAAAGACACAAGATTTAGAAGCTATGTTAAAACAAGCTATTGATTTACAAGATAAAGAACAAAAATAATGACATTCACAATCAAAGACCTGAGAAAAATAAAAAAAGAATATGAGAGATTAAAAAAAACAGGAAAATGTATTACTAATAATTCTAGGAAATGTATTTGTAATCACACTATCTGCAAACAAGTTAGTACAGAAGAATTTATGGATTTAATTTAATAAATATGTGGGAAAAAGAATTAAAGAAATTTGAAGCAATGGAAGATTGACCTGAAAAATTAGATTATGCTTTAAGATTAAGGGCAAGAATACAAAATGAAGAATTTGACAGACTTACATATTGAGTTTCAATTAAGAATGAAAAAACAGGAGAAATTTTAGACCCAAGAAAAATATGGTTACCATTAAAGGAAAAATAATTTAATAAATAATAATAAAACAATGAAAGAAATGAACTTAATGATATATATATTAATAACTATGTTAGCTGTTTGATTAACAGTAGCATATGTAGATAATCATACAGTAGCAAGTATAAGTGCTATTATTTGAACAATAGCTATGAGTTGAGTTTTAATTAATTTGATAGATTAGAAAACTTGATTAATAACATAAACCGATTATAATTAGACTTAATATTAACATTTAAGTCTTTTATTATGCCTTGAGGAAGACCTGCTAAAATTACAGATATTGTTCTATCTAAACTTGAAGATTGATTTGCAATGGGTTTTACTGATAATGAAGCCTGTCTTTATGCTGATGTAGCACCTGCAACACTTTATAGGTATATAGAAGCCAACCCAAAGTTTTGAGAGAGAAAAGAGCTACTTAAAGACCAACCTAAAATGGTAGCTAAGGCAAATCTAATAAAAAGTATCCATTCAACTAACCCATTATATACAAAGCAAAAGATAGATGATAGTAAATGGTGGTTAGAAAGAAAATCAAGAAATGAGTTTAGTCTTAGACAAGAAATACAGGCAGAAGTTGAGGGAGATATTACTGTTAAATTTGAAATGTAATGAAAAAAACCATAACCTTAGATTTAACTTTCCTTAGAGAATGGCAAAAGGTATTCTTTAACAAAGCTAAAAGATTTAATGTTCTAGTTATTCACAGGAGAGCCTGAAAAACTATTGTTGTAGTAGTTTTTTTGATATTCAAAGCTGTTGCAACTAAATGAATGTATGGATATATAGCTCCAACATATAAACAAGCCAAACTAATTGCATTTGATTTTCTATGTAGATTTGCCTTGAAAATACCCTGAACAGAAATAAACAAGAGTGAATTAAAAGTTACTCTTTTTAATGGTAGTTCAATTATATTGTTCTGAGCTGATACACCTGATAGTTTGAGATGATTAGATTTAAGATGAGTTGTTTTTGATGAATATGCACAACAACCCTCTAATATCTACTGAGAGATTATATTTCCAATGATTAATGCTAACTGAGGTTGGGTTACTTGGATTGGAACACCAAAGGGAAAGAACTTATTTTATAGATTATATAATAAAGCAGTAGCAGATGATAAGTTTTATGTATCATATTTGACTGTTGATGATACTTGATTACTAAATGAGGAACAACTAGAACTAGCAAGAGGCGAAATGTCTGAGGAAGAGTTTAATCAAGAATATTATCTATCTTGGACTGCATCTATTAAATGAAGTTATTACTGAAAACAAATTGAACAAGCAAGAAGAGAAGATAGAGTTAGAAAGAAAATATTTGATAGTTTATTACCTGTTTATTCTTTTTGGGATTTAGGTATTTCAGATGCAATGGCAATAGTATTCTGTCAATTTGTATGAAATGAGATTAGAATTATAGATTATTATGAGAATAGCTGACACTGATTTGAACATTATGTTGAATTAATGGATTGAAAGTTAGAATACTATGAAAGATTTAAGAAATATAGATATTGAGGGCATTATTTCCCACACGATATTGCTGTAAGAGAATTATCAACAGGATTAAGTAGAATGGAAACAGTGCAGGATTTATTCTGAATGGATAAATGTGATGTAGTTGAAAAACTATCTGTTATGGATTGAATAAATGCAGGTAGAAGAATATTTGAAAAGATTTATTTTGATGAAGATAATTGTGAGATATTCTTAGATAAACTAGCGAGTTACAAAGCTAAGATTGATGATAAGAACTGAACAGTAGGTAAACCTGAACACGATGAAAACTCACATTGTTGAGATGCCTTTAGATATATGGCTGTATGATATACTAAGGCAGTTGCTCCTGATTATGTTTGAGGTGTTTCTGAACCTGACTATTCTGACTATTTATAATTTGCAATATTTCTCTAAATAATAATACTACAATTATTAACAATAACTTAAACATTATGGAACTAGATTTATTATGACTAAGTAGAGATGAAATTCTAACTCAAGTTAAATCTGAAAAACAACTAAGTTCTAGTTACTTTGAAAGTAAGAGAGAACAATTCAGAGAAAGAATTAAATTAATTAACTGACAAAACAAAGGTAAAGATAAAGTGAATGTAAATATTGCCTCTTCACAAATCAATACTTTAATTGCTATGAGTTACCAAGACGAACTGACTGTAAAATTTCAATGAAGAAGTTTTGAAGATTATGAAGTTGCTGATAATTTAGAAAACCTAGCAAGATTTGATACAGATGAAATGAATATGGATTGGAAGAACTATCAGAAAGAGTTTGATAGATTATTCTACTGAGTTTCTATCAGGATATTTGATGACTTTGATAGTAAAAGAAATGTGCCTATTTATACTGTTCAAGACCCATTATCTTGGTATGCTGACCCAACTCCAACAGGTTATACTGCACAAGACTTTAGGTTTCATTGATTTGAAACAGAGGTTACAATGAGCCAATTAAAGAATGAAAGTTCTGCATTAGTTTCTTCACAATGATATTTCAACCTAGATGATTTACAATCTACTATTTCAACTGAAAGAGAAAAGAACTTACAATGGAGAAATGATGCAAGTAAATTAGATTTTCAGAAAGATGAAACTCCAAATGCCCTAATTACTATTTATAATCATTATACTATTATAAAATGAAGAAAATACTTTGTTGTAGTTGATAGTGATTGTAAAAATATCCTGAAACTAATAGAACTAGAAGCAGTTAATGAAGAAGAAAAGAAAGACCCAGCATTAATACCTTTTCCTGTTGTTCTAAACTACTTTAGACCAAGAAGAGATGATGCTTTCTGAGATAGTGTTATGGATTATGTAGAAGATAAACAAAGAGCTAGTTCTAAATTATTCAATCTACAATTAATCAAGGCAACTAAAGAAGCTTTAGGTTGAGATTTTGTTTATGATGTAAACAAGATTAAGAACAGAGCTGATTTACAAAAACCTAGTGTTGCTTCAAGATATATTTGAATTAATCTTAAATCAGGAGAAAATATTGGTAATGTTGTACAAGAAGTTCCAAGAGAAAAACTTACACAAGATGTTGAGATGATGAGGAATAGTTTGAACAGAGAAGTACAAAACTCTACTTGAGTTGATTGAATTATACAATGAGTTAGATGAGATAGAAGTATTACTGCTAGAGAAAGTCAAACAATACAACAAAATGCAAATCTTAACCTTGCACTTAACAATAAAGTGAATAGTTGGGGAGAAAAAGCTTTTTGGAAATTATGGTACAGATGTTACAAGGAATATTTCTCAGGTTCTGCTGAAAAGATTGTTAGATTATCTAATTGATTTGGTTCTAATGTTATGAATTTCAAGAAAGTTGATTTTATAACTACTAATGATATTGATATTGATATTATTAATAAATCTGATGAAGATGCTAAGGTAGCAGAAGAGAAATTAAACATACCTAACTACCAAATCTTATTACAAGACCCAAGTTTAGCTAAGATTAATAAAACATTCATAAACAGGCATATATTAAGAATTAGTGGTACTCCTGCTAATATGATTAAACAAATGATACCTGAAACTTATGAAGAA